CACTGTGGATCCACCCTCAAAGTCATCATTTAGATACAACATGGCAGCAAACACATCCTCACCATGCACATCATTCTTGTCAAAATGTGGTTTCATAAAGGTTCCTACAGGCCATCGAACGACACCCACATAATCTAATGCGATATCGGGATCAAAACTCTTACATAAGTTTGTCACACCATGAACCACTGTTTTAAATAATTCATCATCATTAACTTTTATTGTGGTTGGATCTATGTTACCACCTAAGTATACAGCACCATAATTACCATCATCATCAGGCTCTGGTATATCTGGTGCTTTGGGCAAACTCTCGTTTGGATTTGAATGTGTAACTGTTGTTAAAAAAGTATCACCACCACGACTTTCATCACCGTATGGCATCTCTTTATTATTTCTCTTTGAAAGTTCAATAAAAGGAACGCACAGAGAAGGATCTAAAAACTTCTCTTGAATATAAATTAGTTTTTTCAAATTGTTATAGTATTTCTTTTAGTTCTATACTCTGGATCATTATAGTTTGGTGTATCTGGTGCAGTGTCTGGATTAAAGTTTGGATCAGGGTAATCTTTCCAACTCTCACCTTGATACTCAACATGTAATGGATTCACATCTTTTCTTGCAGCATACACATGATAGAAACAATTTACAGGCATACCACCTTGTGCTTGTAGGTAAATAAATTCCTCATCCCATCTCTTCACAATAACATCTTGATGAGCACCTATAGGTTGTAATTGAACAGAGATACTTTCAACATCCACAAGATCTTTCCAATAATCAGGTAACTTTATTATCTTCTCACCCCTAACTCTTCCTCTACAATACACACCCACTTCTGGGCCTTCAATACATGCATATCTAAGTCTCCATCCTTCTTTACTTGGGTGTTTGATGTCAAAAGGTTTTGGTCTACCATCAGCAGAACTAAATCTAGCAGCAAGTCTACCTTTGTTACCACAATCTGTAGATCCACTTACATATAAATCGCCTTGAATATAAACCGCATCAACTGAACTACCACCACTAACATATAAACCATTAGCAGTTCCACCATCTCCATCTATTCTTTGATTACCTTTTGTATTTACAGCAAGACTTGTTCCTTTAGTTCCTTCCCTACCAACCATTAAAGTAGCACTAGCACTTGAGAAAGCATCTACCTTTCCTATTTGAGTGTTACCCTCAATATATGCAGAGTGATCAATCTTCTCCTCTCCTATTCCCAATGCTTTAGGAACTCTTTTTTTAGCAGCAACAATAAGTTGCCCACCGTATGCAAATAACTCGTCGAATGCAAATGCCATGTTAGATACTCTTTGAATTTGTTTGTGCTGGTTCTGGTAGTTTATCTTTTGTCAATGCACGGGAAACTCCCTCTATCAATGGTGATAGCATTTGCATTCCAAGACTCCCTCTAATTGTCATCAAACCAGATGTCATAATTTTGCAAGATTGCTTACCATCTATTGTAACATTTTTTGAGTCAAGTTTCAAGGTCTCATATGCGTTTGCCCAAATAACACCCTGTGGAGCATTACCATTGGCAATTAACTCAATGTCAAGTGCCTCTAATTTAATCTTACCATTCGCTGCTTTTAAATGTATGTCACCATTATTTGCAAGAATCATAATTGCTTCTTGCTGTTGTTCTAGATCCTCACCACTATGAATAAAGGTTGAACCTGGTGAATTTAATAAAGTATAACCAGTTCGTGGGCCATCTTCATCAAAACACATGAAATGTCTACCATCAAGTGCTTGAATATGAACACTTGAAGTGACATCACCTTTTGGGCTTATTTTACCAAACGTGATAGCACCATTCATGGCACTCCATACTTGGTTCCAAAAATTCTTTTTCTCAGACATTAGTATCCTCCTCCGTATCCACCACCGCCACCACCGCTAGGTGTGCTAGGTGTTGATGGTGCTGGTGTTGATGGTGTAGTTGGTGCAGGGGCTGGTGTAGATGGGGTTGAATATCCACCACCAGTTGCTGGTGTTGTTGTTGATGATGGTGTTGCTGGAGTGGTTGATGGAGCACTTGTCGGTGTGGTAGAGTAAGTTCCTCTTGTTGGAGAACTTATTGCTTCGATAGTATCCTCTTGAGTTTCAGTTTCCTCTATCTGACTTGCAACAATTTGACCTTCAATCTGTCTCTTTTGAACACTCGCAAGTTGAGTATCATAAACCACAATGTTAGTTCCAGAATCAGCAGATGTTCCTGCATATCTGATACCATTTAAGAAATAAACATTACCATAATATGCTTTACCATTCACGTATCCATTAATATTTAATCCAACTAAATCATATACCTGAACAACATCTGTTAATACAGGTTCAATTGGTTGTGGATCACGAACAATATTAAAATTAGGAACAAAAGATGCGTTGAATCCAGTTTCTGTATTCATTCTAATTTGTGGTAACTCTGTAAATCTACCACCCTTATCAACTGATACTGATCTTATCTTTCCAAAAGGATCACAACTATATGAAAGTGAACTACCATTATTCGGTATTATTTCTATAGTATCTACACCACAATTATGATTAAAACCTGGATTCGTAACAGTTACACCTGTAAGTTCTATGATAGCAGGATATTGTGGAACTGTTTGTGGTGGTGGAAGGTATCCTTGACCACTATCTTTTATAATAACTTGCACTACAACTCCAGTCAGAGCACCAGTTCCTAATATGGATTGAAGAACAGCACCACTACCATTTTTACATGGATCAAGAACTTGAACCTGTGGTGGTGAAGTATATCCAAAACCACCACTCACAAGATCAACCGCAATTAAATTTCCTTTAACATCTATCACTGGATTCGCACTTGCTCCAACACCACCACCTCCAAAGAACTTCAATTTTGGTGGGCCACAAGGTTGATCACCAGTTAAGCAGGGATCAGATCTCAGTAGATTTTTGGGAGTTAATGCGTTGACCTCATTAATTGTCAAAAATCTAACTTTCTCATCACCATCAATAAAAATAAATTCTGTCTCTGGATTTAATTGTGCATAAGAATTTGCATCAGCAATGGATACATTTTGAATGTAACCATCAGTTTCGCTGATGTATCCTACTTTAATATTATCAAATGACGTTGGTGTAATTGGCATTATTCTAGACTCTCTTGAACTGTGTCAAATATGACATCATGTGGTGATGTTGTGTGTGCAATACCGACCATTCTTACTTGTGATCCATCATCTCTCACATGAACATGGAATGGGCCATAGTATGGTTGACCTTTAACATAACCAACTAGATTAGTTAGATCTTTTGTTCTTGATTTTGGTTTAGTAAATACTTTCTTTATTGTAACACCTTCTTTGCTAGAACTCAACTTTTCTATGCCTGTTCCATAAGATCTTCTTGATTCTGTAGAATTTGCAGTGTTTTTAGCAGAATCTGCAATGGATGAAGTATTAGGTTTATCTGAAGATCCACCACCATCTTGCATTGTATGAGAATCATTTGGCGAACATTCTGGATCAGGATCACAATCAAATAATTTAGTGATTGAATTAACAAATTCTAACGCAGTCGTTATATCAAAATTCATACCACCAAGTGAACCTAAACCTAATCCACTTGGTGTTAAATCAGCAAGAGAGGCTCCTTTACCAGCAATAGCATTCAAAATTCTAGGATTAGTTGCTGCTAAACTACCAGCAGCAGAAATTAAATCTGGTATATTACCAGTTTTAATCGCTTCAAAAGCGTCTCCTATTCCAGTTAAAATATTTTCATCTACACCCAATATATTTGAGGTCAGAGTTAATCCTGCTGCTATGCCATCTGGATCTGATTTATCATCAATTAATAATAGAGCATTAGCAATCAACTGTTGATTATCTGGTGTGTTTTGACCAGCAGCATCGATGAATCCAAGTAATCCACG